CTCTGGCCATAACCAAAGCGTGCTGGATTGGAAGCATCACCAAATGCCATATCCTAGCTCCTTTCGGTTAAGCCGCGACCGTACCGGTGATAACACCAGCTTCGATCAATGCGTTGATTAGGGTGCCGAGAGTATCGGCGATTGCCGCGTCAGCGTCAGCATCACAGTCCAGAGCGTAGTCGCCTGTCCAGTTAGTAACGGTGAACGCATTCGTCAGTTCAACGCCCGAGACGCCCTCAACGAGGACACGCGAGCCGGAACCGTCTGACTTCTTGAAGTTAACGCGGTTGTTCGAATTGCTCGAAGCAACAACATTAGCATCGGCTCGATCCAACTGCTTGTTGGTCGAATCGTAGGTGGCGATACCAACCTCCCAATCGGACGGGTCGTCCAGATTGAGGGCACGGTAGGTGATCGTGTCGGCGTTGGTCAGGTCTGTGAACAGACTCTTACCCTTCACACCGGTACGATGCAGATCATCCGTGCCACGCCCACCGAGTTCGAACTCGGAGGTGGCGTTAGGTCCGTCAACCACCTGCGCATAGCGGGCAGCATCGTGCCCCTGGATTGCAGCCATTGGGCTACTCCTATGGTTAGGTAGATTGAAACGTGGGTATTCGCATTCCCATTTTCCCCACAGGTTGGCCTTCCGGGGCCTGCGGTACTATTGGTTCAGCACGGTATACGTTCAGGGCCGGGGCCAACCGGTTGTCCTACTGATACCCGTTGACACTCTCGGGGTTGGCGACCCTTAAAGTGTCTTGTCTCCTTCGTACTTGGAGACAGCAATCTTGGCCATGACCTTCGCGCGAAACTGCGGGTCGGTCTGGTACTGTTCCGAGTTGATGTCCTTCTTCATCTGAGCGCGCGAGTCGTAACCCACAGCACCTGTCGAAGGCCCATCAGCCTGGATAAGATTCCCGCGCTGGGCAGGGCTTGCGGCCCCATGCCATTCGCGGAGCTGGTCGACACCCTTTTTCCAATCGGCGCCATCCAGCAATTCGTTCACGTAGTTCTTCTGTGGGTCACTGAGGTTCTTGTCTGCCCAATCGGACATTGAGTTCCACTGTTCACCACCGCCGGCATACTCGACAGCAGTATCATACTTCTGCTGCGCGACCACTGCTTCAGCCTTCTTGCCCTCGATGTAGTCATCGATCAGGGCATCCGTGAGTCCGGCCTTCTCCTTCAAGGTAGCCCGATGCTCGTCCTTGATGGCACCATTCTCACGGATATAATTGGCTACGTCGTCGACGCTGAGA